TGTCCAGAATGTGGCACACACCATGACCGTGACTTCAATGCAGCTTGCAATATAAAGGAATTTGGCTTAAAAGCCCTACCCACGGAGCGTGGGAAAGTCAAGCCTGTGGACTGTCATAAAAGCAATGACAGGAAGAAGCAGGAAGAAGCTCACGCCTTTAGGCGTGAGTAGCTCACCGTAGACACCGAAATAGCAATCGGCTATCTCGGAAAAGTCACCCATGTTAAAGTCTGGAGTATTGGCTTCCTTAGGTTTTATATAGCTCCATTTGTTAATCTTGCCGTGGGCGTTGGAACAAAGATAACCCAAGTCATAACTACCTACTCCCAGTACGGGAGCTATATCAGCATCTATACCGACAGGTGCGGTAATCACTCCGTTAGAATGAGCCATTGTTACCTCCTTTCTCCAAAGCGGTTATATGACCCAGAACTAGGACAGTCTTGTCCTTTACATCAATAGAAGTAAAACGGGTGTCACCTTCAATAGTGACAGCCCCGCTTACATCATAGTCAGAGGGAATTTGCCGGCAAGCAATCAGCCCCCCCCTGCTGCCGAGCAGCAGAGATTACCTTTGATTAATACATCCACTTTTTTCATAACTTATTATTTTATTGGTCGGGAGCCACCATGAATATGGAGCTGCCTATGTAACTTGCACTATTAAGACTTACCCACAATTTGGCGTTCTTAGCCTGAACCAATTGTGACGAAACCGATACTGTTATCTCCATTTCCTTGGTAGTGCTAGCAGGAACATCAAAATCGGATATACTGCCATATTGTTCTCCCATTACCAATGGGTCTTTGAAATCCTTATTTGTAAAACGTGTCCGCCAAGCATTGTTCCTGAAAGTGATTGTACCTGACGAACTGTTTCTTACTCTTATAGTAACCGTAGTATTTCCAGCTATTGATGGAAGTAGTCCGGCAAGCACGGTAATGCTTACATAAGAAGAAATAATCTCTATTGACTTACTTGATAACAAAGGTATTGAATAGCAGTCATTGGCTACATCAGAAGCGTCCTGCTCAAGAATTGCCGTACAGAGAAAAGGGTAAACATCCCAAGTTCCCGTAGGCATACCATAAGTTATCATTTCCGCCATAGCATACCCACTTCCTATTTTATTTTTTGCTGTAACTCTTCTACCCTGATTTCCACTACGTTGTTTCGCATATATTCCGAAATAGCAATCCTTTACGGTTGAAATATCCCCTATGTTAAGTTCATCCAGCAATTGGGAACCTTCTGAGGGCATCATAATGGTACATGAAGCAGTGAAAGAACTACTTGTGAATTGGTTTGTAGCCTGAGTGGGAACAAGAAAATTGCCAATTGGTGCTCTGGCTTTATGATTGTATCCGTTAAAGTCGGTAAGGCGAAATGGAAACTTACCACCTGTCGGTGGGGTGTATTCCCATCCGTTCATACTTCCATTTGCCCAATTAACGGAATCCTGATAACTTGAAATTCTTTTAGGCATTATACCACAGTTTCCATCCCATCCTTGCCACCATTTTTCATTTGGTCCAGGTGCAAGGCTTTCGTAACGTACAGGTTTGTACCGTGCCCACGGGTTTATTTTCCCGTGGGTGTTTGCGCACGCATACCCTAATTCATAACCATCACTAGTAGGACCGATGCCAAGAGTGGCGTAAACGTCACCAGCAAGGTTTATCGGGGCTGTAATCTTTCCATTAGAATGACTCATAATATTTTTTTTATTAATTGTTAATACCTAATCTCTTTTCCAATTCTCTTACTCTTTTCTTTAATCTTGTAACCTCATCATCGACTTCCTGCAAACCTTTCCATACAACGGGGATAAGTCTTTCATAATCTATGGTGTAATAGTCCTTGAATATGTCACTGACCCACTGACTGTAACCGCCGGAAAGTAAATCCTGGGCGATAAGACCATAATTCCATTTTTTATGATTGAATATCTCGGAATTTCTCTTGGCAAGATTGTTCCAGTGATATTTCACGCTCTGGAATTTGCGGATAATACCCATAGCGTCATAATCCTGAATATCGGTTTTCAACCTTATATCGGAAGAGGACGCTTTGGCGGTTATTGCTCCGGTTGCGATGATATTAGCACTACTTGTAATATTCTTTCTTGCATATATTCCTCCACTGGTTGATATTGCAGTAGCTGCACTAAAATCAGTATTATCTCCATTTTCAACATAAAATCTCTTTCCCCCGAACACTCTCACCCATGAACTGTCTTGCATATATATTCCACCACCATAATTCTGATGATACCACCCTGAATTTCCTGTGCTTCTGAACCAATCGCTGCATTGGATGGAACTTGGGAGTTTTAAATATACATTACTACCACCATTTACATTAACGCCAGCACCTGTATGGGAGGAATCATGGTCTTGTATATAGAATGTTCTGGCAGTAGTCCACACATCCGCACTAGAAGCCCTACTGTCAGCCAGCGTGGAAGCACCTCCAGCCGATACAGCCACAGACGTGTTGGAGGTGGATTGCAGATTTTCCCATGCGGAAACGTTACACCCATAAGACCAATATTGATATTCAATGTTTGCACTGTGGTATGAACCAATTTGGCGCACCTGCAATTCAAAATTGTTTGTTCCTACACGTACAAGGCGAATGTTATCCATTCCTTTTGCAAATGTGGGGAGATAAAGGCGTGCTGAATTTTCAACATTTCCCACACTGCTATCAGAAGAACTAGGGCCACTTCTCATATAAAATATGGCACAGAAGTGATAATTCCATACTTCTGACTGTGCATGATTTCCATAGGCGTACCATATCCTTCCCCAAACCGTTACTGACCTATATGGCGTGGCTCCCGATTCAGAACAAGCGAATATCTTTTTCCAACCATTATCTTCACCACCTAGAGCAAATTTTACTGCATAGCATCTACCTATATTGTAATTTCTAGGTAAGAAATTAAGATGCCAATTGTCCAGCATATCCGCGTTCAAATTATTCCACAGTGCTGTACTACTAGATACCATGTTAGAACCATTCCAAGTAAATTTATAGTTGTTTCCACCACTCCATGAAGCACCCTGTTGGATAAACGCCAATCCTGTTGCTCCATTCAATCCTTGCAATCCAAGGCAGCCTGCAATATTACAATCTCCGAAGCCACAGTCATCCCCAGCGTTGTTTCTGGTACCATTAGCCAGATGTAATGCTCCCGTCATGGTATCACCTGCTTTCTTTACGTATCGTCCGTCAGAATAGCTGGCGTAGTTTACACTGTCAAGTAACATTCTCCAAGGTTTTTTATCGTCATTAAATCCACTCCTATACTGGATGCCATTTGTATTGTAATCTGACGCTGACGAAGTATGGTTATACCATATATCTAATCTTGGACCACTTGCTGGTAAAGATACGACAGCCCCATAATTATATATAGGATTAGCCATTCCGTCAGGCTTTGCATTATTGTACTGTCTTATACCTATCTGTGACCACAATGTATTATAGCCGTCAATGCCATAAGTATCTCGGTATCTTAAAAACGAATTTTCATGAAATCCGTCAAGAAGGTCTGCATTAAGATTACCCACAACAGTGTTACTTGCCACAATAAATGGAGCAGTGCCACTTGCTACGATAGATTGTAACGGAATATAGCTTACAACCCTGCCCGGTGCTATGCTGAACAAGTTCCTCAAAGCAGAGCTTGTACAAATACTCTCTACCGTACCTGATATTGAACTTGCATAAGTCTGGAATAAATGGGCGGCAGCAATATGTCTTATTCTGTCAGGTCCAGTACCACCTACGGTTGTGGCATCTGTATCACTGGGGCTTAAATCGTTTCCTTTAAACAGGACCAGCTCACCACTTTCCGTACCTCCCCAAAATCTTTCAGCAATGAACGTATGGCTATAACTGCCCGGTCCATCTCCTGTCGTTCCGTAGAAATATATGGTGTTGGGAGAAGTACCGTTCCCTATCTTCAAGTCACCGCTCATCGTTATGCTACCTACACCCGTCATATCTCCGCTTACGTTGGCTGTACCATCAAATGACTGCCCCCATAAAGTCCTTGGGGTTTGCAGTTTTTTAGCAGCCTCAGAAGAGTTCTGCAAGTTTGCAAATCCAGGATTTACATAAGTGCTCCATGACGGTGCTTTTGTATCTGCTCGGTATAGCGTTATATTCGTATTAGCCCCTCCGTTTCGGTCATGGCTGTATAACAGATTGGCTTGTATTATGGAATAGGTACTTCCACCATAACAGTACAGTTCTATGTTTTTCATTTCCGCATCATGATAGATACGTATGTTTGACGTATTGATATTGTATGCCACCATCAACTCACCTTGCACATAACCCATACCTCTAGTTCTGACAACCAACAGACCAAACAAATCGTTAAAGGATGAGTGCAGCACAAAGCAAACGTCTGTCATTGTTTCCGTATTACGTATGGAGTATGTAGCTATTCTACACCATGCAGGTTCAGTGCCTCCTACCGTATATCCGTATTTTATAAGGGCGTTTGATGTGCCGAACGCATGGTATCCGTCCAACAAATCCGCACTTAGATTATCTACGGTTGTATTGCTTGAAACTATCAAAGGTGATAACCCTGTGGCAACAGTTGACATGAATCTAGGTGCTCTTACATCATTTGGAGTGACACGTAAAACCAGCTTGTTGTTATGGTCTACGACACCAAATCCTGCACTTTCCGTACTGCTGCCTCTAAGGTTTCCTATATACCAGTATGTGTCATACCAGTTGAACCTTAATCCGTTTCTTATAGAAGTTAACTCACCATCATCGTTCCTGATAACTCCGTTATCTTTATAGATATTGGTAATATCACAATTTTCCAATCCCTTGAATACGATTGAGCCGGAAGAAGATGCGGATGTAAGAGTTCCGGTCATAGTATCACCAGACTTTTTCACCCATCTGCCATCAAGTACGGATGTAGGTATATGACTTGCATCTATGATTTTACTTGAATCAGCCTTTTTCAATTCAGCCCACATAGCATCAGCGTCAAGTCCTCCCTGCCCAGCCATGTCGTACAGTTTCTTTATCGTGTACGCATTAAACGTATTGTCAAGGTCTGAATCGGAGAAGGTTGTGCCGTCAGTAAGATTTGCGAAGCTGTAAACGGTATTTACAACACCGCTACCACCACCGCTACCACCTGTTTTCACGCCAAGAGCAGATACCCAACCGTCCGAGTAGAATCCTACCGTGTTTCCGTCTGTTCTATGCTTCACTCTCAGAGCCTTGTTTGCCGAATCGTAAACAAGTTGGGCATCTCCTATCGTAATGGTATTTGTTGACACTGATGGTGCTTGAACATTTCCTACCTTATTAATCCAAACAGCACCTTCCGTATTATTATGCCCATTAGGTCTTAGATTTATACTTCCATCTCCGAAGCTAGCTAGTATTGTATGACCGTCTGAATTTCTTAATGCTACATTTCCATCGGGATATGTTATACCACCGTTATTATTGAATACTATATTCTGACTAAACGTTTTTCTTCCCGAAATAGTCTGAGCAGTAGTCAAGGTAACGGCATCAGTAATCCCGTACCCTGCCAAAGTGGTAGGATTATCACCAACTGTAACACGCCCGTAGGTGTCTACTGTAACTTTCGTATATGTACCAGCCTTCACCCCTGTGGTGGCTAGTGACAATGTGCGGTTTGCAGACAGGTTTCCACCTCCCGTAAGACCAGTTCCTGCGCTTATCGTTATGGTCTTGTCCGCTTTCAGTGCGAGAAGTTCAGCTAGATTATCGCTTTCCGTAAGACCGTCAAGGAATGCTTCAAGTTCTTTCCATTTGTTGATAATGTTATCGGCATCGCTTCCTTCTAGGAAGTTGTTCAGCTTATTGCTTAACTGTGTTACAGTATTGTTAAGTGTGCCAAAGTCCTGTTGTCTAGCGAATGTTTCCCCGAATACGGCAGTAATGGTTTTTCCGTCAGAACTAAGTGTCATGTCTGTTACGGCATTTCCACTCCCCGACTGGGTGATGTTCTTTATACCACCACCTTCCTTCGCCATTTTCCAAATCTCGTTTATCGTGTACGCATTGAACGTATTGTCAAGGTCTGAATCGGAGAAGGTTGTGCCGAGATTGGAAAAACCATATACGTTTTTCACAAGTCCGTCACCACCGCTACCACCGCTTCCTCCGGGCGATACGCCCAAAGCGGAAATCCATCCTCTGGTATAAAAGCCTATTTCCGTACTTCCATCTATATGCTCAAATGTGACTGCCTTGTTTACGGAATCATATATAATCTTTATATCGCCAACCTGCAACGCCTGTGTTTTCACCGTGCCGCTTATGTTGGCATCTACAGCATAAATATTCTCCCATCTCTTCGATTCAAGACCGAGTGTGGATGCGTTGTTCACGCTAGGAACTACATTTGCCGTAGACAACTGACCAGTGAATATCTTGCTTGCAGTTACTGTCTGTTCCGTATCAAGCGTTACAAATTTATTGTCAGGAATATGGGATATGTGAATTTTCTTTGTCGGATCATCCTTTCCCAACTCCTGCCACAATTTGTCCGTATTCATTCCGCCTTCCTTGGCTAGCTTCCATATCTCGTTGATGGTATATGCGTTGAATGTATTGCTAAGGTTGGAATCGTCAAACGTCTTACCTAAATCGGCAAATCCGTACACGGCCTTAATCAGTCCGCCTTCACCACCTCCCGGTTCTCCGCTACCACTCTGTGCGCCCAACGCTGATATCCATTGGTTTGTATAGAACGCTGACTTGCATCGTAACGCTTGGTTTACTTCATCCCATTCAAACCATCCGTTGAACTTCTGAAACGATGCAATAAGGTCATTAAGTAGCTGTTCAGAGAAAATATTCGTTCCGCTTCCCGTACCACTTCCACCTAATGTTACATTTGTCGTATTCTGTGTTGAAGCAGTCTGATTCTCCTGTGCCAGCCGTTCATAGAAAGACAATATCTTTCTTCTTGCAATGGTGCATGAATATGACGGGAACATATTCTCCTTGGAGTATTTAATCTCCAAAGACTGTATCTGTAACTGCATATCCACTATCTGACCGTTATCAGAGAAATCGAACACGCCTATTCCATCATCCCTTACCTTTAGCATATTTCCTTCTATGAAGTCAATGAAAAGGTTAGGATGCTCAGCAACAAATCCGCTAGATATGTCAAGTGAAACGGTTCGGTTCTCATGGTCATATCTTGACAGGTAGTCAAGAGCCGCCTTTTCAAGCGTGTTCTCAGCCATTGTCACATAAGATTCGGGCATGACAATATTCAGAATGACAAACTCCGTTCCTGCTGCAATTGAAGGAGATTTACCATCCGTATAAAGCGGAAGTTTGGCATTGTCGCTATCCGTTCTGTAGCATGATATTTTATATCGTGCCCCCTTATTAAACATGGCAACATCCTCTTCCGTTTCCCCCGTATCACCGTTCACCTCACCGTAAAGAGGAATAATACCGTTTTTGTTTATCTTAAATTCCGTGCCTGTATAAGTTCCTGTACGCATACTGAACACCGCATCCGTCACAGAAGCGTATTTGTAATAGAACCTGTCCTGTGAACCGTCCTGATTACCGAAATGTATGTTGCAGGTCATTTCCTCACTAAAGCCTATCTTACAGCTTCCGGCAGGAACATCTGAATCAAACGTGAACTCAACACGTATGGTGACTGTCGTATTCTGACCTTTTTCTATATATCCTACAAGAGAGGTCTTGTCGTAAGGTATTTCAAGCATACCAGTAGCACCTTCCTCTCCGATAACAACCTCTTTCAAAGGAGAAGCCTGACCCAATACACGGTTTAAAACCATACGTAGGTTAATCTTAACCTTTTTCCCTAAAGCATCACTTCCTATAGGTAATATGCTGAAAAGCATCTTTCCTGAGAATGATGCAGTAACCTTTACAGGCTGGTCATAATATGCCCTTGTACCATATATATCAAAACGCTCGAAATCCCTGTATTTGTCAAACAGAGCATGGGGTTTGTACTGTGGCTGCACATTGTCGTTTATCTTTCCGGATGAATCACCGTCCTCATACACCTTGTACCCTAGGTTGAATCCAGGAGAGGTCATATAAATGAAGAAACTGTCACTATCATCACTCTTTATAGGAGTAGACCCGATGATTTTATCTATTCGTGTTGCTGCGCTAGCACCCTCACCTGCCACCTTTCCCGATTGAGGGTCTGGTTCTCCATCCGCCTTGTATGTATCCCATTCGGGAAGTCCTGACGGGTACAGATCGCCAAGCTTTTTCCCTCTGATGGAAGGATATATCCCACTGAACGTGTTTGATATGGTTTTCCCTCTTACACCATAGTTCTTCAATCCGTATTCACTGTCAATGAAATATCTTATATTCCCGTCAGAATCATTCGGAAGAAGGATGTACGGGCAATAACGTGATTCATCGGCAGGCTTAGCGTCCTTCTTGTATTCAGGCGGAACGTTTCTGCTTCCGCCTTGTGGTATGATTCGGGTTATGACGGGAGTGCTTGTATCTACGGAAGAGGAAACTTTTACAGCACCCCCACCGTCACCCTGCTTGAATGTCCAGTTTACGGACGGTCTAGCCTTATCTGTAATGGTTATTATCCCACCGTTTGCTGTGGTTGAGAAGTAATAGTTGAGATAAAACTTGTCATAGAAGTTCTTCAATGCTTCAAACAGGTTGGTGCCATCGGTTATGTCAATCATATCCTCTGTCAGTTCGCCTTCTGCATCCACATTAAGCGTCCATGTACCAATGCCTGTATATCCTGCACCCAATGACGCATTGTAAGATTCTATATTTGCTTCTATACGTGCGGCAAGCTGTTTTGCGTCACCCCAAAACTGGAACAGACCGCCATGTGTGTATCTTATCTTGTTTATCTCACCGCCTGTTCCGCTTACTATGTCAAGGAATGCCACATTCTGCAACAATACTTCCTTACCGTAAAACAGAAGGGAGTATTTGTATTTTCCTGCTTCGTTAAGATTATCTCCCGATGGGGCTTGGTACAGGATGAATGTATTACCGTTATATACGACTGTATCGTATTCCGATTCGCTCTTTGAATTGTATGCCTTGAACTCTATCGGAACAACGGAAACGACTTCACAAGTCAATTTTCTCACTTCCTGCAAAGACGGGCTGTATGAAAAATCAGCACTCTCCGCAATAACCCTATTTCCTCTTTTAATCTGTAAAATCATTGGTCTTTAAAGCGTTGGTTGGTCAATACTGAAATTTAACGAAAATGTATAAGCAGACACAAGTTTATCCGGGTTCTGCAAGTCCTGAACGTCCTGATAACTCATCTTTGCGCCTGTTTCAAAACCAGTGCATCTTATCACCTGCTTTGCCGATTCCCCCCATATATCATTCCATATAGAGAAAGAGGATGAACCGTATGGCGTACCGGGAGTGGCAGGTATCACATTGGTTATATATGAATAGAACGAACGGATATTAGTCTTTACCGTTTCCACATCTCCCAAAGCGGCAAATGTTATGCTTCCTTCCGTTGGCTGGTAAACAGGCGTGACAGGTTCGTACACCTTCTGACCGTTCTTGTCATACCATTTTTCGGCATAGGCTTCCTTTCTTGTCGGCAAATCCCATAATCCCTTGCTTTCAAGTATATACAGCCTGTATGTGGCATACAAATCCTTTGCCGTATCGCTTCCTTTCTTTATAAAATATTTAGCTATAGCCATTCGTGTACATATTTAATTAGTGCAAAAATAGCAAAAATAGTCTTAGAAACCATCTAGTTTTAAAAATTATTTTTCTATATTTGCATCACAATCGGTGCTTTGGATGAGTGGTTTAGTCAACGGTCTGCAAAACCGACAACAGCGGTTCGATTCCGCTAAGCACCTCAAGTGATTGGATTTTTTTTGTTCATAATCAAACTGGAACGCCCTGCCGACTGTGAAGCTAGCAGGGCGTTTGTTTTAGTCAATTATAACTTTTATCGCATTTCCGCCTGACCTTGGGGCAATGGAAACGACACTTAAAAGTGCTGTCTTTATCGCCATAGTTGCGGCAAGCTGTTGCTTGAGAACTTCAAGCTGTGCCAGTTGTATGACTGTCATGTTCGTTCCGCCCGTTCCTGCCGAACCACCGTTTAACGATACCAACTGACGGAGAAGATCGCTTTGTACAACCATTTCGTATCTCATCCCGTTAAGATACCCCAACGCTTGATTAAATGCATTCTCGTCAACTCCTGCAATGGCATTGGACAGACCTTCCGCATTTTCCTCCGTTTCAGTAAGCATACCACCAAGGGCGTTGTTTATCTCATTGACTACACCTCCGGCTTCCGCAAAGGCTGATTCCAATGAACCCATTACATTTCCTAGTATTATAAGTTCATCCTTATCTATCTTGTTATCCGCAAACATACCACCTTTGCCGTCTGCTCCGAACAATGTGGTCTGTACCTGTTGCATTGCCTTTTCTATGTATTGTTGCTGTACCCAACTCTTAACAACATCTCTCATAACGTCTGCCACAGTGTCCTTATAAGCCTTTGCAGCATCCTCGCCTTTCAGCCATGCTTCAACAAGAGCATCACCTATCTGACTAGCCCAGCCTTTCAAGTCAATGCTATACAATTCGCTGGCAAGCGTTTCCGTATAATATCTTATCTCATACTCCAATTCTTTTATTGTCTGTTTGTAATCTTCTACTTTTTCTCTATCTGACTTTTTCTTATCTTCTTCGGCAGCAAGAATATCCTTTTGAATCTGCAACTGTTCTTTTAAGTTGGAAACCTGTTGGGATGTCACCTCATCAAGTCTTGCCGGGTCTATAATGTGCTCAAATTCCTTTTCAAGCATATTATATATATTGGTCAACTTCTTTGATTCAAATTCAAGATCTTCTATATGCTTTTGGAGCCTTTTGTCATGCTGTCTGTTAAATGTAGCGATAACATCAAGAGGCATGGATATTGCCGAGCCTATCGCACCTGCAAAATCACCGCTTTTGAATGAATCCCATGATTTCTTCACGCCTTCATTCATAACTCCCATAGCTTCCGAGAACTGGTTCATTTCTCGCATAAATCCGCTCTCGGTATCCTTACCCATAGAATCCATGAGGTTGGACACGGATGCTATTATCTGCTGCATGGCTTTTATGGCATTGTATATGTTGGTTATGATAAAGTCGATAAGATTTACCGTCTGCAAAGCGTTCTGTGCGGCAGCCATCATTCCTTTACCAGTCTTGACAGCTTCCTGTCCGCTCTTATATCTTGATTCGGCTTCCGACTTGGCACTCAAAGCGGCATTGGCGGCTTCTTCATCACCATTCTTCATTGCGTCCTCATATGCCTTGGAAGCATTTTTGATGTCAGCCATAGCCTGTTGCATATCATTCATACCTGCCATCATCTTTGACTTTTCAGCATCATATCTCTTGTTGTACAGACCTTCAATACCATCTTTCATGTATGTTTGCAAGTCAGACTGATTGTTCTTCATCGCCTTCTCTATCTGCTTGTCCACGCGTTCAAGTTCTTTCATGTACTCTCTTGCACTGATAGCACCCGATCTGAATGCACTATTAAGCATTTCCCTTGTCTTGTCAGCTACAGTATTTGCAGCTTCCATAGACATTGCTTCCACCGCACCGAAGAAGTTTTGATAGTCGGTAGTCAACTTAAACAAGTCCATCTCTTCGCTTTTCTGCAATGCGGAAATCAAGGATGTATTACCCATTCCTTCTGCGGTTGCGATCTTTTTACGGTACTTTTCTCTGATAATATCCACCTGGGTATAATAATCTCCATATTCAGCCAAATCATTAGCATATTGTCTAGCCATCTCACCGAAATAGCCTTTCCATGCGTCAATCATACCTTGGATAACTTGTTTCTGTTCATCACCTATATTCTTATTCCCCTTAATAGCCTCCTGTATCTGATTTATATACTGGTTCATTGAGGTGAATGAAGATGTGTCGGGCACGACAGAAACGCCAAGGTCAAGATTCATTCTTGCCAATACGGATTGCAGATTGTTATATATACCTGCCGCAAAACTTTCAGCCATAGTAGATGTGTCACCGCTGAACTGAACGGCAAGGTCTAAGGCAAGTTCGGAATCACCCGTTATTCCAAGTATGTCACTGTAAAAGTCATACTTGTTCTTGTATCTGTCAAACTCATCCGTAATCCTCTTCATCACCTTCTTGGCTGCATCAACATAAATTTCAGAGGACGATTCGGCTGCTTTCCTTGCGTTCTTTACCGCATCCTGTGGAGCACGTGTTTCCAATTCCTTTGTAGCCTTGTTGTAATTGTCAACAATAGCCTGTTTGTCATATACAATATCCACGCCAAGTTTTAACGCCTTTGAACCGTAGATGGCTTCAATCTGCTTTTTGGCTTCTTCCTTACCTATGTTAATGCTCAAATCCTTGAACTTGGAATAGGCGGATTCAAGCAATGACAACCTGTTTTCCCAAAGGACAGCAAGAGGATCTCTTTTCTTCTGCTTTTCCAGTTTAAAATTAAATTTTTTTGCCAATCCCTTAGCCTTTGACATCACTTTATCGGCATCGTTAAACTCGCTTATTATTTGCCTTAATATTTCAAGTTCTTTGGGGTCTACCAATCCTGTCAGTTCGTATTTATCCCTTACTTTTTTCAGTTTACCCTTTTTGGAAAATTTGTCAATAGTTCCCTGATATTTTTCTATTGTACTCTTTGCATCTTTATATTCCTTTTTTACGGCATCAAGAACATCCTCTACAGTATTTACATCTGGCGTTTTGATTGCTATAGTCCATGCTTTTCCTGTAATTTCGTCAAGTGATTTCTTCCATCCCGTCAATCCTTCTTGTGCTTCCTTATCGTCAAGTTCTATTTTAACAGCATATTTTTTGTCAATAAATTCATTAAACAATTTTTTAGCATTCTCCCCAAGTTCGCTAGTTGTGGCAAAATTTTCAGATTGAATCCTTATAAAGTCCTTTTGAGCATCATTTAATTTATTTACATCAATACCTACAAATACTTTTTTCAGTTCTTTCTCAAGACTGTTTGCAAAAACATTAAATGATTTTTCAAGTTCTTCAGTTTCGCCCATTATGCCCATCCTCAACTTCTCATACTCCTTCAACAATTCCTCACTGTCAAAATGGGCTTTGTTCTTGAATATTTCAAATGTCCGTGCATCTCCTGACGTTTCATCCAAAGAACGTATCTTCTCTACAATAGTAGCTGCCGAAGCCCCTTTGTTTATCAGTTCGGTAAGTTCGTTTCTCCATTCCTTAGTACCATTACCCATGTTTATAATTTCCTTGGATGCCTGTACTATCTGACCACGAAACTCTTCTATATCCTTACTTGCCGAAGTGAGTTTTACGGATGATTTCTCATAATCTTTAAGCATATCAGAGAATGAATCGCCAAATACGCCCGTAGATGTTGCCTTGTCCACCTTGAACATTATATCCGCATTTTCAGCAGCACGTTTATAAACCTGCTCTAGTTCCGATGCTGACTTTTGCAGATATTCAACACGTGATTTCTGATCATCTATTTTCTTGCTGTTCTGTACTATGTACTGCCCCATATTGCCATATTTTGACAATACTCCAGTAAGCGTTTCCTCATACGACTGCAACTGTTTCGTATCAAGCTGTTCAAGGTTTTCCGGGGTAAGTTTGTCGAAGTTTATATTGTCAAGGTCTTTTTGCAAGTCACTGTATGACTCACGGAAAGACTTTGCACTATCCTTTATCTTCTGATTGAACTCTTCCGAACGTGCAGACATGATATGAAACGCTTCCGCTACAAGTCCTGCAACGGTAAGTATCGTCATAAGCGGATTAGCTTTTATCGTAAGCCACAATGTTTTCAATGAATTTGTCAATCCGAATGTTGCCAGTTTAAATCTATTCATCAACATTGTCGTTTTTGTCATAGACAACATTCTTGCAGCTTCCGCACCTGTCAGTTTTAGTTCGGTGACAAGAAGATGCCGTTCAGCCTGTGTCAGCATATTCGTGGCAAGAATACGTTTTGCCATCTCTGCCGACATCTTTCCCGAATTAACGGCAGCAGCTATCTCTACGGCAGACAGTTTGGATGCTGTCGCTATCTTCCATCTCTCGGCAGTAGTGAGCGTTCTGTACATCGCAGCCTGTTTAAGCAACTTGGCTTCCCGTAATTTCTCAGCTTTAATGGCATTAGTTGTTGCAACAACTTCTTTACCAAGCATGGCTGTTCTAGCTAGCTGTAATCCCTTTAATGCGGCATATCCTACAGCAACGCCCTCTATTGCTTTAGAGAAGTATCTCCAGTTGTTCATTGCATCGGTTATGCTTCCAACGATACCTTTCAGAACGGAATCATTCGCCTCGCCTATGTCATTCATCATAATCTTGTATGAATCGGCAAGGTTACTTACCATACCTTTCAAGGATGTGGCTTGTATTTCCTGCATCTTGTAGAACATACCACCATCTTCCGTCATTGTGGTAAACATCTCCCGAATATACTCGAAAGGAATCTGACGTTTTGATATGGCGTCGAACACATCATCAGTAATTTGAGCCTTACCTCTTACTTCTTCCAGTTTTTTTCTCAATGATTCCAATGCAGGAATACCGGCCTCTGTCAATTGACGTAATTCCTGCCCTCTTAATACACCTGCGCTTCTTATCTGTCCATAGGCAAGAATGATACGACCCATATCCACGCCAAGACCTGCGGAAACGTCCGCAAGGCTTTTCATGGTACCATACAATTCGTTGACAGGTATCTGGAATGCAGCAAGCTGTTTGGTATATCCAACCAAATCACCGAACTGGAAAGGAGATATTACAGCAAGACCCTTAATCTGACTGAATATCTGGTCAGCACGTCTTGCATCCTGTATGATGGCACGCAATGACACCTGTTGTAACTCGAACTCTCCACGAATGGCAACAAGTTCCTGAAACATATCTCTGAAAAAGTAGAATCCTGCATAAGTCTTTATCGTATTGACAAACTCACGCATCATTCTGTTCTGCTTTGTCAGTTCCTCGGAAAACTCTTTTGAACTTGCAGCATTTTTCTGATTGGTCTGCTGCATCTTTGTTCCATAGGATGTGACTTCGTTTACAAACTTGTTATGCTCCTGTATCTTTCTGTTTAGAAGAGTAAGGGTACGGTTATAGTTTGCATCAGTCGTATTAAGTGCATTACGCCTGTTTGTCAATTCAGAAATAAGATTGTTAGCCTGATTGATAGACGTAGGATTGATATTAAGCAATTCATTTGTTGATGTTTTTCTTAAAGATGATTGCAACTTCTCCAATCTGCCTTGCAATTTCTGAATAAGAGCGTCAGCCTTTGTTATCTGATTGCTGTTTAAAGGAACTTCAACCTTAAATTTATTCAATAGTTCAAGGCGTTTCTGTATAGCGGCAATCTTCCTGTTTAAGTCCTCTGCACTTCCCTCCGGCATACCAAGGGCAAGACCTGACTGACCGGAAAGGTATTGTAGATACTTCTGATTGGTCTGCTGCATCTTCTTATTCGCCTGTTCCTGCTTTGATGCTTGTCTATCCATCTCCTTTGTCCGTGCAATCTCCATCTCGTATTGCTGGCGTAGAAGATTAAGTTCTCTCTCATCGGAAATGGACAATTTGGGCGCACTGTTAGCAGTAAGGGAATATGCCGTTTTCAATCTGTTCAATTCAGCCACAAGATCATCTATCGCTTTCTTCTGACTTTCAAGATTGGCTTTTCTTGTAGCCATCCCCTTATCTCCGCCTGCATTTCCTAAGTTACGGTAAGTCTTTTCCAGTTTGTCATACTCTCTTGTCGCTTCGACAATCTTGTTTGACAACTCTTCCATCTGAACAAGTATATCCATTTTCTTGTTCGACTTTCCTTTCCCTACCTTGGATGCGTTTTCATTCGCTTTGTTTATCTTATCTACAACCTCGCTAAGTTCGTCATTCATTTTGCCTATATCGGTCAACATAGGCTTGAAGGACATCTCCTGGTTAAAGGTGTCCTGCAACTTCTTCTGTATATCCTTTATCTGTTTGTCAAGACCGGAATCATCTAGCCCAATCTTAAACTTTAATGCTCCTAAATCAACATCAGCCATAGTTATTGTTTTTTAATTATTGCAAAAATAGCAAAAATAAGCACAAGAGCATGATTTACAACAAACAAAAATCCATTAGTATTTTTTAACATATTAAAAATTGTGGATAAAAACGATTATGTTATCTTTGCAATAAAATAATTTTTTAACTATGGCTATAGAAGAAAACAAAGTAACACTCGTTGGCGTAAATTCAGCCAGCGTAACATTCAGCAATGAAGCTAATGTGGAAAAACAATACAAGGTGAATGCGAATGTAAACGTATCAAACGGTAAAACCATTGATTCATTTGATGGCGGAGAGGTGAAGTCATTGGAATCAGAGAACCAACTCGCTACATTCTATTTCAATCAGAACGGTGGTATCGCAATCAACTACAACGATCATCCCGACTTGGAAGCACAAATTGCTATCATTACTATCATCAACTCTTTCGTAACCGATGTTACAAAATACATCAACACGAAAGGCATCTCATCAGTTTCAATCTAAAAAAGGCAAAAAAAATGACGAACCAAGAAATGTTTTTAAAGAGATTAACTCTCTTGAATATCCCCTTATCACTAGAAGGAAAGGAACTTCCATCAGAACTGAAAGCAAAAATCATGCTTATGCGTGTCGCTTACGACAAAGCTGCAAAAGCATTCGATGATGATATGCAACAGGTTCTTAAAGAGATAAAGAAGGAAGGATATGACGAGCGCGCACAGAAAATCAATCGCATGAAAGAGATTGACGGTAAGGAAGATGCGACAAAAGAGGAAAAGAAAGAAGCGGATGAAATCAGAAAGACAGAAGAAGATTTCAACAAGGAAACAGAAGAGCTGAACAAAGCATACTCCGAAGCATACCAAGAGAAAATGAAAGAGGAATGTGATATGAAGCCTAGAAAATTCGCTTTTGAAGGATTCGCTAAAATCATTGAACTTATTGGTACTGACGGCGCAATTAAGGTGAAATGGAACTCTCCCGAAGCATTGGAAATACCGAAGGAGGAATTTATCTCGCTTATCGCAACAAATCTTGTCGATGAATAAGCCGTTTTCTATATTGCTATTTTTTTTGTTACTGTCGTGTTCTTGTTCACGCAAGCTACTTCCATCTTCGACAAATACAACTATAGTAGACCACAACACGACAGTAACGGAAAGAGTAGTATGGCAATCGAAAATAATAACTCTTCCAACAGAACACATACAACATACAACATTTGAAGATAGTTCACACTTGGAAACATCATTAGCCGTATCAGACGCTAAAATAATGTCGGATGGCAGGCTTTTTCATAGTTTGAAAAACAAGAAAGACTTTCTACAAGACAGCATCCCATCCTTGGAAAAAGAAACGGTAGTGACGAAAGATTCGATAATAACCGTGGAGAAAATTGTAGAAGTAAAGGTAGAAAAGGAATTGTCTAAATGGCAAAAAATACTAATCAATCTTGGATACATAGGTATCGGTTTCATATTGTTTTCAGGTTACAAAATAGCCCGAAAGTTCGTGTAACTTTCGGGCTTATTTTATTGGGGATTGATAAAATTTTATGGAGCGTAATCTTCAACCATATTATAGGTGGTATTTACCCCTGTGGCTCTTGCTGCAATATAATAATCATAAGAAAAATCTCTACTAACATTAAAGGAATACATAGATGATCTATATGTTCCTTTTGCCGGAACCTGTGCAGTAAGTCCTGTAAGTAATGAACCAGCACTTTCTCCAGCTTCTGGAACTGTTCTTGTCCTCATTAACACAAGAACTATACCACGTATAGTAACAGATGACCCACTATTATTTGTTATAATGAAGTTGTATGTAATTTGGTTATTAGAAGAGTTCCATGTACCGAATGCTTCTATTACGTATAGAGATCCAGCTGCATGAATAGTCATTGTTTTTGGTGTTACTGGAATAGGTATGTATATTCCTTGTTTTAATTCATCATCTACTCCTATTTTATTAGATGACAAGAAAAAAGATACTTTCCATTTACCTACATAACCACCTATATTTAATAATCTTATAGATACTGAATCAGTAAACATACTTTCAGATGTTACTAAAATGTATCTAGTATTTTGTAAAAGTCCTACCCCTGCATACATTTCAGAAAATGGAGTTCCTTGATAGCTTAAATAGGATAGCAAAATGTTATCATCAGCATTTGTTGTCTGTTCAAGTTGTATTTCTAGATTATTAGATGTGTCCAAATATACATCTGATGGAACGTCATCTCCAAAAGGAACTATAGCATTATGATTATATCCGTTGAAATCCAATATCCGATAAGGTGCTGAATCTCCACCAGTAGGAGCATTATATCCCCAGTCTACGCCATTAAAAAGGTCTTTTAGAAATCCGCTATTAAGCGTTCCTGGCGACATGTATCCCACTACACTTAGACCACATAAACCATCATTAGCTTTCCAATAATCAGAACGATAATCTAAGTATGGTTGCCTCACAGGTTTATATTTACTCCATTTATTTATTCTCCCATGCGTATTTGCGCACGCATACCCCAAATCATAACCATCACTAGTAGGACCGATACCTAGAGTAGGATATACATCACTATCCAATCCGACAGGTGCAGTGATTTTACCGTTAGAGTGACCCATAATCACCCCCTTCCTCTATAACAGTAAAAGAACCTTTACAAACAACAATGCCATTACAACTGATACTACGACAATGAATATCGCCATCAATTATAACAGCATCAGAAATGTCATAATCACTAGGAAGTTCCCCATCACATAGTGTTATAACTTCGACTGCCCCTGTGCAGCTAGACTGCCCCTGTGCAGCTAGACTGCCCCTGTGCAGCTAGACTGCCCCTGTGCAGCTAGACTGCCCCTGTGCTCCCTCGCTTCGCTTCGGTCGCACACCAAATTTCCGTTTACAAACAAATTAAT